CTTCGATATGCCACATACGAAATACGGATATTCACCACTAAGACTCGTAGGTGAATATACTACCTCGGATATTAAAAATTGATCATCCAAGTATAAGAGGTACGATATCTTAAAGCCTCCCGGTATTGTAGGTAGAACCGCACCCCGTGTAGTCAACGGTATACGTGGTCGCACCCGATTACTGGACGTCGTTTTAGCGTCCTCGTAGAAAGTTCCTGCTAGAAAATCATACCCACCTTGCTCAATGATATCGCCATCTAACGGAATACTTACGTGATCTTCTGTAAGACGAGCAGTATTATCTAGATTCTCCGGTCTGCTGATAACTCCGGTTAGTTCTCCACCGCTAAACAGGTCATAGTGCCCTTGTACATGACTACTCCGTAAAAGACGCCCCGCATGCGTTTTCCCGATATGCTCCTGCGTATATGAAAAGTCTATGTTCTCGTAGGTATCGCCTAGAACTTTGTTGTGGATAAACGATGCTTTTGGGACGATACAGTTACGCAGCACTAGACTCCCAGTATTTGTCAGAGATGTATCATAAGTACTATCGTCAACTCTTAGCAAAGGACAATCATAAGCCGAGATGAATGCGTCCCGGTATTGATTACTTCTGAAAGAATCTGCTAGATACTTGGTATACTCTAGATGTTCTACGTTTCTGAATGTTCCATAAGGTTTATAGTCCTGTCGGTCTGTTTTCGTGTACATAGTCGTGTTGATCAGCCCGCCAGCCAAGAACCGAAGCTGCGTAACGTTCAAGCCGAAGTTATCCGTAGGCATTATAAATTCGGAACCGTCCATAACATAAATGCCGGATGCAGATTCGGGGCGTAGGTCCATGAGAAGGGAACCGCTAATGTGACCGATTACTCTAGCACCGGAAGCCTCTAATTCTGCCGGAGTTAACGTAGGATTTCTTGCGTAGGCTACCATACACGTGTTATATACCGGGTGCGATAGTTTATACAATGCGGATGTTGCCGTTTCGCTTTCTCCTGCATAGGCGAATCCGGATGGCGAATCATTATAATAAGCCCAATATATTCGCGCATTAAATCCCTGCGGAACATAGATATGCGTATCTTTTCCTATTCTAAGAACGGCGGTGTTCCGTACAAAATTGTCGGCGTCTACGCGCATCGTAGCACTGGTAAATAAGGTCCCTTTTGGCGCGTCTTGATTGAATCGTCCCTGCTCAAAGGGGAACGCTTTCGTATTGGTAGCAGGACCACAAACACAGTTCATATAAATACCAATGAAGCTATCTCGCACAATCATATCGCATTTGGTATCTGCCGAAAAAGATCTGATACTGATTCGTCCCGGAATTTTAGTGTTTCCGCTAAACTCCGTTACCCCATCGGTGTGAACCGGATTCGAACCGGGTTCGAAAGCTCCTATAAAAGCATTATCTTTTATGCGGATATCCGGGCGGCTGGAAATATCTCCGCCCGCTATCCAGCATTCTCCATCCTGCGATAGCTGTTCTTCAGATGCGATCTTACCACCGATGCTGCCCTTAGAGATAAAGCCGCCGAGAGAGTAGATATCTCTCTCGGATACGATTCTTCCTGCTGAATTAATACTGTATTTCTTTCCCATGATTATTTTGTTTTAGATTTTTGTTTCTCAACTTCATCATGTCTCTTGCTGATCGCTAGAATAGCATCTGAGTAGTTTATCTTCTTCGCATCTTCGAATGAGCAGTTAAACAGTTCGGATGTGATCTGTACCATTCCTAGCACACTTTTAGCTTCTGTGATTGGATTCGATTCACCGGAACCACCTCCACCCGGTAACAGTACACGTTCCAGCTCGTCAGCCTGCCCGATCTGCTCCACAATGTACTTCGTCAGTTTCACCATATCAGCAACAGTTTCTGGTACATATCCCCCAGTCCATCCGCTAATACGTTCTAATACTGTTTCAGCTCTGCGTGCTTCGATCATCTGCCAGAGAGTTACATCTTCAACTGATGGACACGTATAAATGATCTGTCCATTACGTGTTACCCATCGGGAAGGTATTAAGTATTCCGACATATAATGCAGAAGTGCAGCTTCATCTTGCGAAAGACTCTCCACAGCATCCGGCTTTAGATTCGCTATACGCCGTAATTGCATCAAGCGTTGATATCTACTTGTCAGACGAACAAACGTCTTCCATAACCAACGAAATGGGGTAAATAGGCGATATATCCGATATCGCACATATCCCCGAAAGGTTTTAATTTCGCTTTTCTTCATCTTTTCTTTGTTTCTTGCCGGGACGATACTTGGCGATCAGAAACTCAGTCGCGTATCGTATAGCGTCCATAGCGTGATTATTTTCGTCTACTGCCTCGTTCGTATCATAGAGTCCGGTCATCTTGTCAAATACATAAGAGTAATTATCTGCTTCGTCCTGTATGCCTCGGCTACCTTGTACAATGTGTATTTTAAACTGCTTCACTTGTGAAATACCTGCCATGATTGATCCTTTTCCCTTTATACATGGAAATATGCGGCATCCCAAACGAGAAATCTCAGCAATACTCTTCGCCTCTTGATTGTCCGCAATAGTGGTAACTTTATGTAGCCCATTCTTGCGCAAGACATTCGCAATATCCCAATTCAACAGACCTGTAGAGTATGCGATCTCTTGAACATAAAGATCATCTTTATCGAAGCCAACTTTTACAATCGCCGTAGGATCACCTGAGAAACCGAAGTCAAGACCAAGACACCATTTACAATTCGCTGGAAACTCCGGCACAATATCATATTCAGGATATACCAGTCCTTCGGTTCCTCCTGTTTCACCAAGTCCGAAGATTCGCCACCAGTTTTCATCAGCCTTATTTCTCTCAATCTCTTCGATCTGCTCCGGTGTCAAATATGGATTATCCTTGTAGGTGCTGACGATTTCCACCATGCCGGGCCCCTTGAAATAGTCGTGTGCCCAAAACTTCTTAACCGGATTAAAGTCTACATACAGCATCAAACGAGTACGAACCGCCATTTGCCGGAATACTTCTTTCGGGACCCTCTGTGCTTCGTTTACAAACAGGATATCACGTGCAGGACCAAATACTTTCGCAGCATTCTCACAACCGAAAAACTCTATCTGTGATCCATTAGGAAAAGTGTAAGTCATTTCGGTTAAATTCATTGCCTTGCCATTCCAAAGACCTTCATCTTGCAACATACGTTTGAAATCGCGAAACATACCACGTTTCACTCCCGGCATTGTATCAGTTACACACGATATGAGCAAAGGAGCTTCTGACTTCTCGGCAATAAGAAAAAGCAACTGTAACATGCTCCACGTTTTAGAAGATCGAGTACCACCCCGTGAAGATACTCCACGAATCACCGGATTTACCGTGGCTTCTAATAGCCTGTCAAAAACATAGGTCGTTTTCATTGTCCAGAGTCTTCTGTTTCCCCCTCTCCTTTCATCTTCCGTTTCTGCGATAGTGTGGAGAGCTTCTTAATATTACTAACCGATTCTTCTTTCAATACTTCGACCTTCAATGTTACTCCTTCCGTCTTCACATCGGTTCCAGTTTGTTTATTACGCCAACGATCAGGAGATATATTTGTAAGCAAGAATATAGCAGCACCAACATTCGCCTCTACATTCTTCACTGTTACTATTTTCTTCTTTACTTTCTTCCCTTCATATTCGGTTTTAGTTTCCTCAAATTCATATCCGCAAGCAGCTTTTGACAGAGATTCAACTAACCTCTGCTCTAGCTTCTCCTTAAACTCATTTTTCCCTTTTTTTATAGCATCCGCAAAATCCGCATTTTCAAGCCAACGATAGTATGTTTGAGAGTCTATGCCGAAATGAGCGCAAAAGTCTTTCAACCTCGCACCGCCATGCTCCATTAGCCCATTTTCAGCCACCCATTTAGAGCACATTTCAGTCATTTCCTTTAAATTGTACGCCATGCTATAATCAGTTTTATATCAATAGCAAATTTACCCGATATCACTCTTACAGCCATGTCAAATTGTATCAAGTACAGATTTACGGCGTTCTTCATCGTATATCGTATTACACAGCTTGTATTTTAACGAAATGCTCTCCATCCATTCATTAGGGTCTTGTGCAGTTCTTTCTTCTTCCACGTACTTCCAAACTCTCGTGGCGCGCTCCCACCGGAACAAAGCCTTCTTTAAATTCTGGTAGTGATTAATCCTGTAGATCTGATTTGTATATGAGGCATAAAAATCCTTCTTCACCTTGTCCAAGCCATCCGCTTTACTCTCCCAATCATTATGTATTCCTATCTTGGGATCAATGAAAGCTAACTCTTTGA